AGGACATCGCCGAGAAGTACGGCGTGTCTGTCAACACAGTCAAATCATGGGCGAAGCGTCACGGATGGACGCAACCCAGAAAGAGGGTGCAACCGTCAGCGCCAAAGGTGCACCCCAACAGCAAGGGGGCAAAGGCGGAAAAGCGTCTGAACACCATGCTTGCCGTGTCGGTGGAGGAAGCGGAAGATCTGAGCGATAAGGAACGTGACTTCTGCCTGCACTACATCCGGTCGTTCAACGCCACGCAGTCCTATCTCAGCGCCTTCGGCGGCACATGGGACAGCGCCAACGCCCACGCATGGGAGGTCATGCGCCGTCCGGCAGTGCGTGCCGAGATCCAGCGGCTCAAAGCCATCAAGGCAGAGGCTATCCTCGCTCAGGGCGAGGACGTTGTGGAGATGTATATGCGCATCGCCTTTGCCGACCTGAAGGATTACGTTGAGTGGGGCCGCGCCGAAGTGCCGGTGATGGGTCCCTTCGGTCCGATCATGGTGGACGACGGCTGCGGCGGCAAGGTTGCTCTGACCCGTGAGGTCAACGACGTGCGCTTTGTGTCCTCGGACATCACCGACGGTCAGATCGTCAGCGAGGTCAAGGTGGGCAGGGACGGCGCCACCATCAAGCTTGCCGACCGCATGGCAGCCCTCAGGTGGCTTGCCGATTACTTCGAGCTTAATCCCCGAGACCGTCACCGCGACGAATACGAGCGCAGACGGGTGGAGCTGGAGGAGAAGAAAGCCGACAAGCTGTCGCCCGATTCCCGTCCGGACATTCAGGACGACCCGCTGTCGGCAGCGATAGAATCAACAGAGGACGGTGACAGCTGATGCTGCGAGGCAAACAGGCGCAGATCGTGCGCTTTGCCGATTCGGGCTATGACGCTCTGATCTGCGACGGTGCCATCCGCTCCGGCAAGACCTGCATAATGACGCTGGCATTTGTCGACTGGGCGATGCGTAATTTCTCCGACTGCAACTTCGGCATCTGCGGCAAGACGGTGCTTTCCGCCCGTCGTAATATCGTTGAGCCGTTCATGCGCCTGACCTACGCCCGCAAGCGATATGCTATGACCGACCGCCGCAGCGATAACGCCATGGTCATTACCGCCATTCGCGGCGGTGTTGAGGTGACCAACAAGTTTTACATATTCGGCGGCAAGGACGAAGCCTCGCAGGATCTTGTGCAGGGCATCACCCTCGCCGGCGTGCTGCTGGACGAGGTGGCGCTGATGCCCCAGTCCTTTGTCAATCAGGCGATAGCACGCTGTTCGGTGAGCGGCTCCAAATGGTGGTTCAACTGCAACCCCGGGCATCCCGAACACTGGTTCAAAAAGGAGTGGATCGATCGCGCCGACAGCGGCGAGATAAACGCGCTGCACCTGCACTTTACGCTGGAGGACAATCCCTCGCTGACGCCCGAGATCAGACAGCGATACGAAAGCCAGTTCTCCGGCGTGTTCTATCAGCGGTACATCCTGGGCGAATGGAAGCAGGCGGAGGGGCGCGTGTATGCGTCCTTCGACCCCGACGTTCATGTGACGCGCGACTTCCCTCACGGCGCGACCGATGCGTTCTACATCAGCATCGACTACGGTACTGCAAACCCGTTTTCCGCAGGCTTGTGGAGAGTGGACAGGCAGCGCCGCAGAGCATGGCGTGAGCGCGAATACTACTACGACAGCCGCAAGGCAGGGCAGCAGAAGACCGACGAGGAATATTACGCCGAGCTGGAAAAGCTGGCAGGCGATTATCCCATCTCGTACATCGTCGTCGACCCGTCGGCGGCGTCATTCATCGAGTGCATCCGCCGTCACGGTCGGTACCGTGTGCGCAAGGCGGTCAACGACGTCATCGACGGCATCCGCGTGGTGTCCTCTCTGCTAGACGCCGGCATGATCGCCCTGTCGCCCGACTGCCGCGACAGCATCCGGGAATTCTCCCTTTACTCATGGGACGATAAAACCAAGACCGGCGAGGACAAGGTCATAAAGGAGCACGATCACGCAATGGACGATATCCGTTATTTCTGCAACACAATACTCCGGCGGGAATTCCGCTGGGCTGAATGGAGGTGAGCGCCTGTGTTTGAAAAGATGCTCAAGTGGATCAGGCAGATCATCCGCAGTCTCCTGCGCGAGGATCCCGAAGCCGCGGTCAGCGATATTATGATGAGCGCCGAGATGGAGCAGGGACTTGCCCTCTGGTCGAAGATGTACACCGACAACGCTCCGTGGGTGGACGGAAAGAACGTCCACAGCCTCGGTCTGGCGGCTGCCATCGCCTCGGAATACGCGCGTCTGGTCACGCTGGAGATGGACGCAGGTCTGACCGGCTCGCCACGGGCGGCTTATCTCGACGTTCCCTTTCAGGAGCTTATCTCCAAACGCCTGCGCGAACAGGTGGAATACGGCTGCGCAAAGGGCTCGATGGTGTTCAAGCCCTATGTGCAGAACGGCAGCATAGCGATCGACTGCGTGCAGGCAGATATGTTCTATCCCCTGTCCTTTGACAGCTCAAAGCGGCTGACGGGAGCCATCTTCTCCGAGCGCATCACACGCAGCGGCAGGATATACACCCGTCTGGAAGCCCACCGCTTCCTTGAGGACGGCACCTATCTGATAACCAATCAGGCACACATGAGCAAGTCCGATTCGGCGCTGGGCGCGCAGATCGAGCTGACCGACGTGCCCGAGTGGGCGGACATCGATCCGGAGGTTTCCGTTTCCGGGCTTGAGCGTCCGCTCTTTGCGTATTTCCGCCAGCCCAGCGCCAACAACATCGACTGCGATTCGCCCATGGGCATCTCGGTCTTTGCCCGGGCGGCTGATCTCATCCGCGAAGCCGACCGGCAGTATTCCCGTTTTCTCTGGGAGTTTGAGGGCGGCGAGCTGGCGATAGACGCGGCGGCGGACGTTGTGCGCGCCACGCCGGACGGACAGCTCTCTCTGCCCAAGGGCAAGGAGCGGCTGTTCCGCAAACTGGACACCGGCGATCCCGACTTCTACAAAGAGTTCGCTCCTGCCCTGCGTGATACCTCGCTGCTCAACGGTCTCAACGCCATCCTGCGACGCATCGAATTCAACTGCGCCCTTGCCTACGGCACCTTGTCCGACGTGCAGTCCACCGACAAGACCGCCGAGGAAATAAGAGCCAGCAAGCAGCGCAGCTATTCCTCTGTCAGCGACACGCAAAAGGCGCTGGAAGCCGCCCTGCGCGATCTTGTTTACGCCATGGACGTGCTGGCAACCGCATACAATCTCGCTCCGGCAGGCATTATCGATTTCCGCTTTGAGTGGGACGACAGCATCGTTGCCGACCGTCCTACCGAGTTTGCAGAGCGTATGCAGCTGCAGACAGCCGGACGGCTGCGCCCCGAGATCAACATTGCCTGGTACTTCGGTGTTGACGAAGCGGAGGCGCTGGGCATGATGACACCAGACACGCCCGATCCGCTGGCGGCGTTCAGCGGCATGACCGACACTCTGCCCGTTGCCGCAGGCGACGACGGCGAGGGCGGCGAACCCTCCTCCGCAGGCAGCCGCAGAAGTCTCAACGGCGCGCAGACCCAGAGCCTTATCGCCATCATCGCCCAGCTTTCCGCCGGTCAGATCACCGAGGGTCAGGCGGTCAACCTCATTGCCACATCCATCGGCATCGACAAGGCGGAAGCAATCGCCATCGTAAAGGGTGAGTATTAGTGCTCAACCGTTCATACTACGACGATAATTTCGCCTGTGACCTGATGGAGATGTACACCGCGCTGGACACCTCGATAATCGAGGCGATGGCGCGGCGCATTGCCCACATGGGCAGGGTGTCCGACTACACCCGGTGGCAGGCGGAAACACTGCAGGAGGCGGGTCTGCTCTACGAGGACATAATCCGTCTCATCGGTGAGCAGACCGGCATGAGCGACGCCTATCTGCAGCAGATCTTCGAGGACGCGGCGGTGGAGAGCGTCAGCTTTGACAACACCATCTATGAAGCCGCAGGGCTGGAAATTGTTCCCCTTCGGCAGTCACCCTCCATGATGAACCTGCTGCGCGCCGGGCTTAAGAAAACCGGCGGCAGTCTGCGCAACCTGACCATGACCACCGCAAACACCGCCCAGACCGCCTACATAAGCGCCTGCAATCTTGCCTATATGCAGGTGTCCAGCGGTGCCATGAGCTA